ACCCATTTAAAGTCACAGTCACGATTGAGCTTTCCCGGATTGACTACGAAAATTTCGCTACTGACCTGAAAGCCGATAGGCTCTTTTTACATGAACACATGAATGACAGTTACATTGCCAACGGTGTTTGGTGCTGCATACTTGTGCGGCAAAAAGGACGCTCCGATGGTCTTCTGGTAAGGACAAGCGGAAGAGACTATCCCACATGGGCTGCGTATTTGCCGTTGACAGGCATTTAATAACATAAACCCATTATCAACAATAAATGAGCCTCTTCGGGGGCTCGTTGCTTATTAAGACAAAAATCTATTTACGAAAAGCAAGGGAGGATAAGTTTCATGGCTGCTGCTAATTCCGTAAAAATAAACCTAAATGAACAAGCTAATAAAATACTTGAGGCTGCGCAGAAGAGCGGGCTGGAACAAAACTTCCTGTTTGTTACCACTTTCAAGCGGTATCAGGTGCAGCTGAAAATGTTATCTGATTTGGAACGGGAGATGAACGAGTCCGGTATCTTAATTACGAAGGAATACGTAAAGGGCCGGCAGAATATCTACTCCCATCCGGCTGTCAACGGCTACAACAAAACGGCTGACAGCGCCAACCGAACGGCTTCTACACTAATGCGCATCATCACATCGCTGAAGGATGTGAGTTTAAACGTTGAATACGAGGATGATGCCTTGTGAGATAAATCACCATATACTACGCTATCTCCGAATGGTAGAAACCGGCGAAATAGAGGCCTGCAATGACCAGCAGCTGCTGGCTGCCTATATATGTCGATGTTTTGCTAACGAGGACATATATACCGACAATGAGCAGCTGGAAAAATACCTGGGCCTTTCCAAATACTTTCCCTTTGAACGCCTCTTTGAATGGGAGGCGTTTTGTATTGCTCTGCACTTGTGCACCTTTTGGCGGGACACCGGACGGCCCCGCTGGCCAGACCTGCTCTTACTGATTGGCAGGGGTGCCGGTAAAGACGGCTTCATTGCCATGGAGTCCTTATGCCTCATTTCACCGTACCACCAGATCCGAGCCTATGATGTTGACATCTGTGCCACTGCCGAGGATGTGGCCATGCGCCCCGTCAATGATATTCTGGATATTCTGGATAACGCCAGATACCGGGCAAAGATGAAAAAGCACTTCGAGTGGACTAAAGAAAAAATAACAGGGCTTAAGTACCACGGTACCATACGGGGTCGCACAAATAACCCGAAATCCAAGGACGGCATGCGCTCTGGTATCGTTGTCTTTAACGAAGTCCACCAGTATGAGAACTATAAAAACATAAAGGTTTTTATTACCGGACTGGGTAAGAAGCCGCATCCCCGGCGGCTGTATGCTACCACCAACGGTGATGTGCGTGACGGACCCTTGGACGACCTGCTGCGGCAGGCTGAGCAGATTTTAAACGGTGATATCGGAGACAACGGACTGCTGCCCTTTATCTGCCGCCTGGATAGTAAAGAAGAAGCAGACGACCCGTCTAAATGGGTAAAGGCAAATCCGTCCCTTCCGTATCTCCCTGACCTGAGAGAAACCATCGGGAAGGAATATATAGACTGGAAGAACAATCCCGTAGCCAACGCCGACTTTATGACCAAGCGCATGAACCGGCCTCAGAGTGATACGGAGATTGTGGTTACAGATTGGGAAAACATTATAGCCACAAACAGGGAGTTGCCGGATCTGACCGGCTGTGCCTGTACCTGCGGTATAGACTACGCCAGCGTTTCGGACTTTGCTTCCGTTAACCTACACTTTCGGAAAGGAGACCTTCGCTATGACATAAACCACTCCTGGCTCTGCCTGAAGTCCAAAGACCTGTGGCGTTTAACGGTGCCCTGGCGAGAATGGGCGGAGGCCGGATATATAACCCTAGTTGATGATGTAGAGATTCATCCTGATTTACTCTGCGAGTGGATCATGGAACAGGCAAAGAGGTACCAGATAAAAAAGCTGGCTCTGGACCATCACAGATATGCTCTTGTGTCAAAGAGCCTCAGGAAGATCGGCTTCGACGCTCTGGATTATAAGAATGTGAAGTTGGTTAGGCCCTCGGATATTATGATAGTCCATCCTGTGATAGAGAGCATATTCAATAACCATAATTTTGTCTGGGGTGATTACCCTGTACTCCGTTGGGCTACGAATAACACAAAGTTGGTAAGGTCCAGCCGTGCCGCTGGTTCTGATACCGGTAACTTCTATTATGCAAAAATCGAGGCTAAGAGCAGGAAGACAGACCCGTTTATGGCGCTTGTTCACTCGGTTGTAATAGAAGATGAGCTGGGAACCGGCGAGTCTGCGTTTGACGATTTGCCCGTTATCGTCTGCTAAAGGAGGTGGTTGTAATTAGTTTCATAACATGGTTGAAATCATTATTCGGTAGCTCTCCGGTGCCGCTGTCCGGAGCTGACCTGGCTGTCTATGCGGAAGAATACGCCGCAACGGTCGGAGATATATATTTTCGTGAAATGGCATTCTGGTCGGCAACGAATCTGATATCAAATGCGGTATCAAAATGCGAGTTTAAGACCTTCATGGACGGCAAAGAGATAAAGGGCCGTGAATATTACCTATGGAATATCGAACCCAACAGAAATCAGAATTCAAGTGCCTTCATTCACAAGTGGATATCTCAGCTCTGCCGGAAGAATGAGGCTTTGATTATCGAACAAAACGGACAGCTTCTGGTTGCCGACAGCTTCACACGCACTCCCTACGCCCTCTATGACGACCTGTTTACACAGGTAACCATAGGGGACTTTACATTTAACCGCTCCTTCAACCAGTCGGAGGTGCTGTACTTTAGGCTGTCGGAATGTGATATGCGTAAGGTCACAAATGCACTATACAACAGCTACTCAAGGCTTATCGAGTACAGCATGAAAGCTTACCAGCGCAGCCGGGGCACGAAAGTGAAATTTAAGTATGACACCTTGCCCGTTGCCGGAACAGACGAACGCAGAATTTTTGATAATCTAATCAATGAAAAAATAGCAAAATGGCTGACAGGTGACAACGCAGCCCTCCCTCTTGGCAGAGGTCAGGATGTAACCGAGCTTACACAGAAGACCTACTCCTCTGAAAGCACCCGTGATATCCGTGCCCAGATCGATGATATATCAGACTTCACAGCCAAGGCCTTCGGTATCCCTCCGGCGCTCCTGCGAGGTGATGTGCAGGGCACTAAAGATGCACTTGATAACTTCCTGACCTTCTGCATTGACCCGCTGACGGATATGCTGGCTGAAGAAATCAATCGTAAGAGAAACGGCTACAGCGGCTTTGCTGCTGGTAACTATCTGAAGATTGACACAAAACAGATCCGTCATGTAGACATATTGTCAGTAAGCACGGCTGTTGATAAGCTTATCGGTTCAGGTGCTTTCTGCGTTAACGATATACGCGAGCTCTGCGGTGAGTCGATAATTGACGAGCCCTGGGCAAACACACATTATATAACTAAGAATTATATGCCGTTTGAAGAAGCGCTGGTCGCACAATAGAAACCATTTAATTATATTGCCTTGATGTTAACGGTTGGCAAACATACAAAACTCGAAGCCTTCTAAATAAGAAAGACTTCGAGTTTTGATTTTTCCATCATATCCTTCATACATATTATGGTAGCAACAAGGTAACATAACCATTTCGGTAAATCGAGTTGTCACGAAATGGTTATGCTCATTTTGAACGATTACTTTAATATGTTGTTTAATCTTCTGGTCTTGGATTGTTGGGCTTGGGTTTTCCGTTTTCATCTCTGTTTATAGGAGTTGCTTTAAGATGGAACTTTATACATCCATCATGGCATGGTATATCCATTTCGTATTTTTCCTTTGCGCCTCTGTATGTAAAGTCACCGCCACATCGGATAACCTCACACCAGGTAAATAAGTCTATCATTGTTTTAGAACACATTCCGCTAGGACATTCATACGAAAAGACAAATTTATCTCCCTTTTCTAGACCAAGCCTACAGTGTCCAGCTTTTCCTTCAGTTGCTATTAATTCAAATTCCCAATCTTCAACTACCCATTTTTTCAAGCTTAGACCCTCCTATTATTTAAATAATCTTTACTCGGCAAACCCGTATTACGACTTGTTTAGCATAGGCTTAGAATTGCTTTTAGTTATCAAAGCTTGAAAAATCAAACTAAATAACCATAAACTTACTTACGGCTATAGCGAACTGCGTTGCAGCAAAACAGAACATATGTACAGTTTACCATAAGGTGCATATATTTACAATAACAGGAGGTAAACTATGAAAAAATATTATTCCTTAGAAACCAATGGCAGCGAGACGGATATCTATATATTCGGAGACATAACCTCTCTGGAATACTTCGAAAATGATGTGTCCAGCTTTGCCCTATCGAAGGAGCTGCAGGCGTTGGAAGCAGATAGAATCAACATCCATATCAACTCCTACGGCGGAGAGGTTGCGGAAGGGTTCGCCATCTACAATATGCTCCGAAATCACAAGGCGAAGGTCAGGACCATCTGCGACGGCTTTGCCTGCTCCATTGCGTCGGTTATTTTTATGGCCGGCGACGAGCGTATTATGAACAACGCTTCCCTGCTGTTTATACACAATGTGTGGACTACGGCATCCGGGAACGCAGCACAGCTCCGCAAAGAAGCGGACAATCTTGATGTAATATCTCAGGGCGCTTTAGCTGCGTACATGGCGGCAGTTAATATACCGGAAGAAACTCTCCGGGAAATGCTGAGTGCGGAGACCTGGATTCTGCCCGGCGATGCCCTTGAGATGGGCTTTGCTACCTCAATAATTGGCGCGGATCAACATAATAAGGCTGCTGCAAGCGCTCACAAGGCGCTTTTTTCTTTGGTTAAGAACGCTATGCAATTTGAAAGCATACCAGAGCCGAAAGCTCCGCCTGCAGCAGAAG